ACATCCTGTGCTCCATAAGCTACTAATTGAAGAAGACCACCACCCATTTACGCTATATTCTTTATACTATTAGAGGAGAAAAAAAAAAGGATTAATACACATATTAATATATTAAACAATATAATATAAATAATATATTAATTAGAATAAGCTAAACCACCCATGCCTGATAATATGCGCAGAACATTATAATTAACAGCGTATATATTAACACCCTCGAATTTAGTATAATTAGTACCACCTGCTGCGTTTTTAAGAAGTACTTCTTTTTTAGTATTAAGCATAAGTGTAGCGGTATCAATACGAGACATATTTAAAGTTCCACTTGGTTGCTGTTCTTCAGGTTTAAGTGCAAATGAATATACATGTATACCTGGATTAGAAGGTATACATGTATGATGTTGATAAGGTTGTACATATGTAAAATATGTTGCTTCGCGAACACTAAAACGGTCATTTCCATTTAATTGTAGTATAGCATCAGTGAATGGTGTTCCAGATTTATCAGGAGAACCTAAATAATTAGTAAAATTAACTCCTGTAATATAATTTGAAGTAGCAAAGAATGTCGCATTATTTGGAGTATTTTTTCTATTTAAATCAGTAGGGATAGCATCAGTAGCATCTAAATCGGTGTAGTTATACCAACAAGCTTTTTTAAGATAATTGTTTGGTTTTGCGACCCATATTAATTCTTTACAAGGATGATTAAAGTTGAGTTTAATGCGATTAGTACCAATATTAAGACTTTCTTGTCCTGTAAATTGTAGTTGTTCAATTAAATATTCATGAGATAATTGAGCGAAGCGACGACGTTCATCAGTATCAAGAAAAATATAATCAACCCATAAATAACTCTCTTTAATATCAGTAGCATAAGCTAATTCAGTGGAGCCAGGTTCCTCACTTGTATTATCATTTGTTGTTTTTATTACACAATTTTCTTTTGTTTCAAATTGAATATTTATTTTTACTTCGTGATATTGAAGGGCTATTAAAGGAAGAGCAAGACCAACGTTGCGACAAAACCAGAATTCTAATGGAATATTAAGATTAGCACCCATTATTGATGTTATATCTTTATCAGCGCCTACCATAGTATCATAACCATAGCGTTTGCCATGCGGTAAAGAAAGTTCATTCCAAATATATAACCAATCAGAATAATGTTTATCTATTTGTTGTCCACCTATTTCAATAGTAACAGATTTAATAATACGTAATCCTATATAATTTACATATCTTGCAACTCCAAAATTTGTAAGTGGAGGTAATTTTACTTGAAGATAAACGCGATTAATTAAATCACCGTTGCGCGATATTTGGCAAGTTACACTTTGTCCGTAACCAGGTGTTCCATTAAATGTTTGTTGAATAGCTTCAACGGCGAAATTAGTATGACGACGATATACAACCTTGAAGAAGGTAATTTGAGGATTACCAGTTAAATAAACATCCTGTGCTCCGTAAGCTACTAATTGAAGAAGACCACCACCCATTTACGCTATATTCTTTATACTATTAGAGGAGAAAAAAATATGAATTAAATGTATGTATAATATTTATTATATAAAAATTAATATTAATAATTCTATTATAAAGATGTTCAAAGAAAAATCATCAAAAAAAAAATATATATCTGACAATAATGAGGTTTTTACATTAGATGCGATGCATAATAATATTATAAAAAAATTTGAACTTACAAATAAAGATAAGGAAATCTACAAAATATTATTGTGTGATTTTGAATTTCAATCAAATCTTATAATGGAAAATATTGAAACCAATAAGAATATACGAGATAAGGAGTATATAAATAATTTATGGAGTAGTAATATTAGTATAAGAGAAAAAATTATTGAACTTAAGAATAATATTAAAGAATTAGAAACATATAGCGAGGTTGAGTATTATAAAAATACTAGTTATATATTGTTTCAATATTATGATACTGTTGAAAAACAGTCAAATATAAGTAATACACACCCTTCTATATCTAATGGTATATGTATATCTTCAAGTGAATTGCTAAGTAGACAACCTAAGATATATAAAAATGATTCTAAGAAAAAGCGGTCTTCTGTTTCAGCAACAACAATAAATGTATTAGATGCTTTAAATAATTTAAATATAGATAATAATTTAATTAGCGATAATAAGCAAAATTATAGCAATATAAATGATGTAAGTAATATAAATGATGTAGGTAATATTAATAATACATACGAATATTCAAATAGTATAAAAGATAATGTAATAGATAAAAGTTCTCTTGTTGATAAATACATGTCTATAATAAATAAGAAATATGTTAGAAATGTTGAAGAAGAAGATATAGAGATATGTAAAAACTGTAAAAATCAAATGACATGTTTACAACATGATGCTATAATTATATGTGATATTTGTGGTTATCAAGAATTACTTCTAGTAGAACAAAATAGACCTATATTAAAGCAAAATACAAAGGATACTTCTCATTTTAGTTATAAGCGCATTAATCATTTTAGAGAATGGTGTAACCAAGTTCAAGGTAAAGAAAGTACAGACATTCCGGATGAAATATTTGAAAAGATTTTAACCGAAATAAAGAAGGAAAAGATTGCTGATACTAAAACAATTACCTATAATAAAATGCGCGATATACTTAAACGTCTACGAATAAATAAATACTATGAACATATTAATTATATAATTAATAGAATTAATGGAATACCTACACCTCAATTTAGTCAAGAGCTTGAAGATAAATTATGTAATATGTTTAGAAATATTCAAGCGCCATTTTTAAAACATTGCCCTAAAGATAGAAAAAATTTTTTGTCATATAGTTATGTATTATATAAATTTTTTCAAATATTAGGTTTACATGAATATCTAAAATATTTCCCACTTTTAAAAAGTAGAGAAAAGTTATATGTTCAAGATCAAATATGGAAAAAAATATGCTTAGAACTTAATTATGAAATAATACCCTCATTATAATCATATTATAGTATTATCTTAAAATCCATTAGGGAAACCAACCATTCTGAAACCAGCACCTAAACCAACACCTTGTCTAGCCCCAGAAGAAACAGTAGGAGATAATAAATCAAGAACAGAGAAGGTACATGCTGCTGTTAATGCCAGCATAAATATTTCACTCCAATCTAATTTATTATTAGGTAATATAAGAGCAACAAAAGCAACTATAAGACCTTCAAATGCGTATTTAAGAAGTCTTATAATAACATCCCAAAAATCAACGGAATATTCCATTTATATTATTATTTATTATACTATTATAATAATATAAAATTTTTTTATAGGTTATCATTTTAAAATATTTATAATGTGTTTTAGTTATTTTTATAAAAATATATAAGATTAATAATATAATATATTATTAGAAAAGATATTATAATGTCAGTAACAGAAAATACTAATGTAACTAGCAGCGTTACTAGCGTAAAGGAAGTCGATTATCTTGATGAAGATAAACCAATTAGAGGACAGAATTATGTTCTTCTATCTTTTTTAAGCCCCGAAGATGTTTTAGTTAATAAAGAAGCATATATGTTTAATAAATTTATTACTAAGTTTAGCGATGATATGACTACGCTATTGGATGGTATTTCAGCCAAATATAGTGATTCAAAAGATTTTGTTGATTCTGTCAAAGAAAATAATTCATATATTTTTAATCCCAAAGATATGAGTGAACAATATGGATTTTTTAAATCTACTAATAACCAAGACCTTGAATCATCATATCATAGGGATAATAACTTTATAACATCTATAAGAGGTATTAAAGTAAGAGGGGTATTTGATTCACTAGAAGAAGCAAAAAATCGTAGTGAATTTATTAAGCGTATTGATAATAAATTTAATATTTATATAGCACAAGTAGGATGTTGGTGTCCATGGTCTCCAAATCCTGAATGTCTAGAAAATCAAGAATATGCTGAAACACAGCTAAATACTCTAATGAAAGAGTATAAAAAGAATATGAATGAAAAAGATGTTGTTTTTGAAAATAGAAAATCATCACTATTTAATTCTTCTAATTCATCTGTTGAAGGAACAACAAATTCATCAACAGATCCTTCTGTTAATTCATCAGTAGAAGTAACAACTGATAATGATACTTTGTCAAATAAAACGATTGAACTATCAGAAATTAAAGATAGCATTGAACAAATTGATGCTTGGAGTTCACAAAAACTTGGTATTCAATAATTTCAATAACATTAAAATCTAATATTTTTTCTTATTTCTTAATATTAAGAAATGAAAGCAATAGCAATATTTTTATTATTTATAGGGTCTATATTAATTATTCAAGGATATTATAATAATAAATCTGTATGTAAAAAAGATAAAGTTATTGTTAAATATATACCTAGAAGTATTTACGAAGAGCAATTAAAACCTGAAGAAAGTCTTCAAACATTTTATAAAGGTATGTTTGAAGACATTTTATTACATTAACGTTTTATTTATATCCTTAATATTAGTAAATGGATATATTAAAAGATATTGAAAAAAACATTCTAAATATTAATATTTATGACAAAAATATTTATAGTAAAAATAAAGATGTTTTTAATAGTTCTAATATGCTAAAATTAGATGTAATTAATAAACAAATTAATGATTATTTTAAATACAAAGTTGATGAAACAAATATAATAACGCAAAAAAAATTAAAATACGAAGAAAAATATAAAAATGCTAGGGAATTAAATAATTATAATTATACAGCTTATTTAAATAAAAAAAATGAATTATATAATATATTTAAGGAAACTAAATCATTAGATTCTTTATATGAATATTTGAAATATAAATATGCTGATTATAAAAGTATTCCAGATATATATACATATGAACAAATAAACTTAGATGAAAAAGTAGTTAGTCATTCTAATAACAATGTAACCACCAATGTATGTCCATTAGGTAAAATATTAAATCCTATAACTAAAAAATGCGTAAAAGACCCATCAAAAGTAGATAAACCAAAAGTAGATAAACCAAAAGTAGATAAACCAAAAGTAGATAAACCAAAAGTAGATAAACCAAAAGTAGATAAACCAAAAGTAGATAAACCAAAAGTAGATAAACCAAAAGT